AACATTACTCATAACTTGAGCAAGATGGCCTCTGAAGTCAAATTGTCTAATGGACTCTCACTATACGATGTGTTATGGCGGCCTGATGAACACGAACTGGAATTGGCCGAAGATATTGCAGAATTGCTGGACGAAGGCTGGAACATACTGCTCAGTGAGCCTGATCGTTTTCGACAACTTAATCCAGAAAATGGTTGGGGCAATTACGATGGTCTTTGTAAGTTTGTTTATGAATACCGTAATGCCTGCTGGAACGAACCTGATGCTACTGTAGAGGTCTGCCGATGAACGAACTAATAGAACATATATACGATACTGGCATTAGCTTGCCAGAAGATCTAACTGATTATCAACTACGCATTCTATGCGAAGTTGTCATTAGATACTGTGATGAACAGGTAAAAGAGAGTCTCTGGGCGGAACCCGGTGATCTCTTGGATCACTTTGAACTGGATCGACTTGACCGTGATGAAGAGGATGAAGAATGAATAAAAACATTCAAACACTAATTGAGCAGGCAGGATTCAGTTCAACCTACGAGCAAGATAGGCTGGCAAGACTGGTTGAACTCGCTGTGGAGGTATGTGCCGTCATTGCCGAAAACGCCGAACCTTATCTAGCCAACGATTTAATTAAATAATATTTTGGAGTAAAATAAAATGAGACGAGTAGTAAAATTTCCTAAGCAATATAAAACCGCAATGGCACTGATGCCGGCAGAGGGTCGTGCCGCTTACAAACGAGCCATGATCAATGCCATTATTGCTAGCGAACAAAAACCGCCAGCAAGAACCAAAAAAGGCCCTAACGATTCCGAATTTGATGTATGAGCCAAGCAGCCATGAGAGAGGCTCTTGAAGCCCTTGAGTGGCTCAAAGTGGCTTTTAAACCGGGCACACAGGGTAGATTAGTTGCTGATAGTGCTATAGCAGCACTACAGGCCGTAGTCGATCCCGAACCTTTAATATACGAAGTGCTTGACACAGACGGCACAGTCATTTATAATAGTGGAACAATTAACCAAGAGGAACAGAAATGATTACACTGAAACAATTCATGGAAACTGTCGACTATCGTATCTGCGAAGGCAGTACATGGAACGGCTTTGCTCCCGGTGCCTACAGTTTGGATTATTGGAACGGTGATCAGGATGGTCACAGCCTCTGTGTGATTTTTGACACTAAAGATCAAACTGTGTTCTGTGTTCAGGCCTGCGATTATAAAGGCAATCGTGCTTATCGGTATACCCACCCGGATCATCGCAAGGATCTTGATAAACAAGCCTGGGACGAAGTTGAATGGACAGATCTGGAGGATGAAACAGATTGGCTGGAAAAGGCTGAATCCATTGTGGCAGGCCGAGACTATGACACTCGTGTCAGTATTCCATTAGAACTAGGCGAAGTTGAAATGTTCCGACTCATGAGCATGGCTCACAAACAGGACATCACGCTTAACCAATTGGTGGAGAAGATTATTCAACAGGTTGTAGATAAACACCAGGAAACTGTCGAGTAAAAAGTGCCTATGAAAATAGTATTAGTCACCGGTGGTTTTGATCCCTTACATAGTGGACACATTGCCTATTTCAAATCTGCTAGACTACTTGGTGACATGCTTATTGTGGGGCTGAACTCCGACGAGTGGTTAGAACGTAAAAAAGGTTGCGCCTTTATGCCGTGGAATGAAAGATTATGTATCATTAATAATCTAACCATGGTAGATGAAGTATACACTTTCGACGATGAGGATGGATCTGCAAAACATTTCATACAACAGGTTAGAGCACACTACCCAGACAGCCAATTGATATTTGCCAATGGCGGAGATCGTACATCTTCCAACATCCCGGAAATGAATATCAATGACAACAATATTGAATTTGTATTTGGTGTAGGTGGGGAAGATAAAAAGAATTCAAGTAGTTGGATTCTCGAGGATTGGCGTACCAACAGAACTGAGCGTGATTGGGGTTGTTGGAAGGTGTTAAGTGATGTGGATGCCACGGTTAAAGTAAAAGAATTAATTGTAGATCCAGGTAAAAAATTAAGTATGCAACGCCATCGGCATCGCAACGAATTTTGGTATGTGGTAAAAGGTGAAGGACGAGTACATTGGAGGATTGGATCTACCGATATCCAAAAACACAGCACCATTAGAATAGATACCATGGAATGGCATCAATTGGAAAATATCGGTAATACTAAATTGCATGTAATCGAAATACAACATGGTTCAGAATGTGTCGAACATGATATTGAACGAGTAAAAGATTGAAATGAAAATTGGTTATTCCCTAAGTCGTTGTGTATTGGACATTACCGAAGGTCGTGTAGACCCCGAAGATGTACTGGTCTTAATCACCAGAACTTACTTTGATCCCACATTAGACGACCAATGGGATGAAATTTGGCATGGTTATGCTTATGAACAACGCGGACCATGGGCCGGATTGCGAGAGCGTGAAGATGAAGTTCGCGCAGTAATCTGCCAACTTTGGCATGATGGTAAAATACATCAACCTCGTAAGTTTGGTGCTCAACCGCCTGGTGCTTTTTATCATTGGCGGGAAGTTGTGCTGGTAGATGAGGAATTGGATGAGAACCCGGCTGCCCGCACGGCTTGGGAACAATTTAAAATAATTGCGGAATTATCCAACTTGAAGGTAGTAAAATGATTAGAGAATTTATTAACATTGTGGAATCGGCAGACAAGGTCAATGATGATTGGTTTGAAACCGGATCGTTCATTGCCGCCAAAATTCCAAACAAGATCGAACCGTTTAGAATTTTAACCGAGCCTGAAATTATTAACTCACTGGAGAATAAGGAGTTAAACGGAAGGGTCGGTGATTATGTTATTACCGGTCCAGAAGGCGAAGAATATCTCAATGATCCCGAAACTTTTCATAAACTTAAAACAGATAACGGTGATGGAACAGCCAGTCCCAAGGCCATTCCTAAACAGGTAAAACTCGCGGATCACGATGGTGTGCTACATACCAGTTGGGGTAATCTTGAATACACCAAAGGGAATGATTACATCGTACGTCATGGTACAGGCGATTACGGTGCTGTGAAAAAAGATATCTTCGCACAAACTTATCAAAAAGTAGATTAAGGAAATAACATGCTAGTGCCAATGGTGGTTGAGAAGACCGGTCAAGGTGAACGAGCCTTTGACATTTTTAGTCGTTTGCTCAACGAACGAATCGTATTTTTAAATGGTCCAGTGGATGATCACAGCGCTAACTTAGTGATAGCACAAATGCTGCATTTAGAAAGTGCCGATAGTGAGAAGGACATTCATTTTTATGTTAATAGCCCCGGTGGCATAGTCACTGCCGGTATGGGCATCTATGATGTCATGCAATTTCTCAAACCCGATGTGGCCACTTATGTCATCGGGCAGGCCTGTAGTATGGGTAGTTTATTAGCACAGGCCGGAACAGCAGGTAAACGAAAAATCCTACCCAATGCTCGTCATATGATTCACCAAGTAAGTTCTGGAACACAAGGAACTGCTATCGACATGAAAATTGCTTTGGAAGAAACTTTGCGTATGAATAAATCACTTACCGAGATTTATGTGAAACATAATTCAAAAGGTATGACTTACGAGCAATTAGAAAAAGATATGTCTAGAGACTGTTTTATGACTGCCGAAGAATCAGTTAAATACGGACTCGCAGATGAGATTATTGCTAAGAGACCTTAAATTTACAACGATCCCCGTGATGTTTTTTATAATTGCCAGGATCGGTTGTTTTATTACAATGATGACATGTTAGTTTTGGTCTTGGATTTCTAGGTAATGCAACTGGATTGCTTAAACATCTATCAAAATGATAACGATTCATATTTGCTATATTAGTCCCAACTAATCCACAATGTATGCATACAATATCTAATCTTTTAGATACTGTATTTCTATACTTTTCCAAAGATGCTAACTTTTCTTCTTTGGTTTTAGAAATTAAAGTATTTGAAATTTTTTGAAAAATTTTATCTTTGACAGATTGCTCTCTTCCAGACCATATTTTTGAGGTAGTGTTTGCCTGTGCTTTTCTATCTCTTGATTCCCATTGTTTAAGAATAGTGTTAGATTGTTTTATGGAATATTCAATTTTCTTTGTAAGGGGCATACAAGAAAATTTGTCTCCGCCGTCCAGCCCATTTTCTAAACATAAATTAGCCCAGTCTTCTGATTCCACAATATTATTTTTAATAGAAAATTCTATAGCAAATTTTGAACATTCTGTTAAATCTTCAAATTTCCATACTTGAATAGTTTCAATTTCTTTTCCATGTTTGCGAAGATGGGCACTCCAATATACTCCAGATCCCTTATAAGTATAAGGATTCTTAGTGGTTTTTCCAAAATAATTGAGATTTGTTTTTAGGTGTCTCTTGTGATAGAGATAAGTAATCATGCTGATAGTTCCTTGTAAACTGTTAGAGAGGGTGGTAGTTGGCGCTACGCGATCCTCACTTTTATTTATCAAATTTATTCTTGACTGCTTACCTTAGCCTGTGTATAATAAACTCTGGACAAAATATCCTCCATAGAACCTGTAAATAAATTGCTTATGGAGGAAATCATGGATCATAATCACATCATACTAATATTATTAATAGGCGGTTTTATAGGTTGGTCAGTAATGGGAATTATTGTTTTTTATGTGTTTACACACACCACGAAAGAAATGAAAATGATTAAAGAAATACAGACGGATTTGAAAATAGTCAAAGAACAAGTTAAAGAACTTAAATAACATCACACAGCGGTCTTGGCATCATTTCCCGCTTTACAAACTCTGCTGCCTATGCTATCATTAACATAGGAGATTAAAATGGCAAAATTTTACAGTACCAAAACATACGGAAATGATCGTGGACTAAGTTGTTGTTTTAGACAGTGGCGTGCCAGCCATAGTCATTGCTCTACTCTACACGGATACAGCATCGGAATTAAACTGGTGTTTGAATGTGAAACACTAGATGACAAAAACTGGTGTATGGACTTTGGTGGATTGAAAGAATTCAAAGCCTGGGCCGACCACATGTTTGATCACACTCTAATCATTGCTCACGATGATCCTCAATTGAATTTTTTCAAGCAAATGGCATTGATTGACACAAATTGGACTTTGCCCGAAACTGGTTTAGATGAAATGAAAGTTGACAGAAATAACTTTGAGCCATACCAAAGAGGCTCGCTATGCGACCTGCGTATTGTAGAAGGTGTAGGCTGCGAGATGTTTGCTAAAATGTGCTACGATAAAATGGCCGAAATCATTGCTACCAAAGACAGCCGCTATCCCATCAATCCAACAGTAAAAATCAAGAGCGCCGAGGTTTTTGAACATGGTGCCAATTCGGCCATTTATGAGGATTAATTATGTTAAAAACATTTTGGAGTTAAATTATGAAAATCAAATATTTTATTGCTATTTTTTTAGTTGTTGTTGTGCCTGTCTTAATTGGAGTGGGCCTATATTATATAAAAGATGAAAGCATTGGTTACAGCAATGTATGTAATCATTGGCTATATCCTGAAATCTGCGGCAAGGGAGATTGACTGTGTTTGGACTATTTAAATTCTTACTGTTGATTGTAAAAAGTTTTCGACAACTGTTAGATCCCAACGTCAATCCCTTACGTCATGCTCCACCTTATATACGATATTTCGCCAGTGTGCTATTAGCCTGCTTTTGGTGTTTGGCATTTGGGTTATATATTGGTGAAAAATTGACCATAGGCTATAACATGTTTGGACATATTGCTGTTGTCAGCATGGCGTTTGGCACATGGGCTGTGTTTCGATCTGTTGAAAAGTCTTATGGCCCAAGAGAAGGCACGGTAGATTTTTTGAGAATGCCAGACCGAGGTAGTCGCTGTGACGAATTGACTGACGAAGAACGCTTGATAAAAATCAGTAAATGGAATAATTCCAGCGTTTAAAATAATACAAAATTTTTTATATCTGACCATATGCCAAATATAAATATTTGCCTAAGGCAAATAAGGCAATATATTATGGACAGATACAAAGATTTAGAACTACTAGTAAATCAATTTAGACGGGATTTACCTAATAACAAAAAATACACAGATAGGCTTATAGAAGAATTAGAACTAATAAGAGACCAAAATTTTGCAAAACATTTCTTGCGTGTTAGAGAAATACTAGATCTCACTACAGATATTCCTCATATTACTAGAGGATCAGCAGGATCAAGTTTGGTATGTTGGCTCATGAGAATCGGCGATCTTGATCCTGTAGCAGACAATATCCCAATCGCACGATTTATGAATCCCAAGCGTGACGATCTTCCTGACATTGATTTGGACTTCCCGCATTGGCAACAGGCTACTGTAATGAATCGCATATTCCGACGCTGGCCTGGACAAAGTGCCAGAGTCAGTAATTATGTGATGTACAAAGAAAAATCAGCTAAAAGAGAAGCAGCAAAGAGATTAGGAGCCAAAGGTACACTTAAACGCGGATTTGAATTTCATCAGGTTTTACCTCCAGAAGAAATCAAAGAAGCCGAACGTGTGGCTGCCAAACTCATGGGTAAGAAACGCTGCATATCAAAGCATTGCGGTGGCATACTGATATTTGATCGGGCGGTACCCAAAAGTTTAATCAATGGTGACAATCAAATCTTATTGGACAAATATGAAACTGAAGATCTCGAACACTTTAAGATAGACATCTTAGCCAATCGCGGACTGAGTCAGTTGTGGGAAATTGATCAACGACCACTGACAGACTATCCCGAATACGACAAAGCGACCAGTGACTTGTTGGGCAGAGGTGATGTGCTAGGAGTTACTCAAGGGGAAAGTCCTGCCATGAAGAGATTGTTTAGAGCACTAAAGATAGGTAGTCGCAGTGAATGCACTTTAGCCACTGCACTGATACGGCCAGTGGCTACACAAGGACGACGCAGGGCCAGCACTTTTCAAGACTGGAGTTCCGATACCATACAACAGGACACAGTGGTGTTCGAGGATGATGCTATAACCATGATAGCAGATATTTTAAACTGTGACATGTATACCGCCGACATGTGGAGAAGAGCCTTTGCCAAACGCAATGAAGAGAAGATTTACGAATTTATGACCTTGATAGGAGATCATCCCAAAAGAGACACAATACTGCGTTCCTTGAGAGAACTGAGTCATTTTGGGTTATGTCGCGCACATGCTACCAACTTAGGAAGACTGATCTGGGCACTGGCCTATCATAAAGCACATAATCCACAAAAATTTTGGCAGGCCTGTCTCAAACACTGCGAAGGCAGTTATAGTAAATGGGTCTACTGGCAGGAAGCCAAACTGGCAGATGTCATACCCGCCACGTTAGAAGGTGGGGAGTATGAGGAACTAGCTCGAACCGGGCGATGGAGTAGTCGTAGATTTATTCCAGCCTGCACCGAAATTCGCCGGCCCGGCAAAGTTGAATTTGTAGGCTTGGTAGCCAATTATCGTGTATTCAAAAGCGGACCTAAAAACTATATAACATTTGCCACATTAGGAACAGGTAATGGGCGTTATCTAGATGTTATAATACCATACGCAGTGTCATTTCGAGATCAACAAATTTTGTGGGGACAAGGCCGTTTAGACTATACAAATAGCAGCGAATGTGTTAAAGTATATGCAAGTAAAAGATTAAGACTACAAGATATTGATCATATAATATAATGGCTAGACTACACATATATCCACATGACGAACCCCAAAAGGATCTACATATCATAGCCGATCCCAAGGCATTAAAAGAACTGGCACAGGCTTTGATGAAAGTTGCTCAAACACCGCAGGGATTTGAAAGAATCAAACTACATACCAGCGACGGTCACGAATACACAGCAATGATAGTAGCAAATATCTCCGAAGAAGAATGGCAGACTATTGCGCCTGTATATAACAAATCGTCAGTTCCTGCTGTTAAGGTTTTAGAAGACTATTATAGTCTAAAGAAAGAACTAGATTTATCTAGGATAAGAATTAACTAAAGACAGATCTGTCAAGATTCAACAGCAATAAATAATGTACAGTTTTTATCATTAAAAAGGAAATCAAAATGAAATATTCAATTATACTAGCAGCATTATGTCTTGCATCCACCAATGTTGTGGCACAGGATGCAGGTGCAGGTAAAGCCAAATACGCCACCTGTGTGGCCTGTCATGGTGCTCAAGGACAGGGCGGCCTTGGTCCAAAACTACAAGGTCAAAAGCCTGAAGTAATTATACAAAAACTCACTGCCTACAAGAACAAGCAACAGGTTGGGCCCCAAAGCCAACTCATGTGGGGTCAGGCCGGTCAACTATCTGCCGCTGATATTGCCAATATTGCTGCTTATACAGCTACATTGAAGTAAGATGAACGTACAAGTTAAAAATTATTGGCAACGACTTCCAGACTTTGCACTCAGTCACATTCTGCTGAGAATTCCCTTGGCCTTAGTGTTTATCAGTCAAGGTCTCAGTAAGTTGCCATTTGATCCAGCCATGGGCGCAGGTTTCGGCTTGCCTGCCCTAGTATGGTGGTTTGTGGCCTATGGTGAATTATCCGCTGGAATTGGTTTACTGATAGGTGGGTTGGCCACTGTACCTCACATACGGGATATTTCGACTGTTGCTGTCATGGGTGATATGATTACCCGTTTCAGCGGCATTGTAATGTGCTGTATTGCTACTGGTGTAATTTGGACTGTGATCAAGCCCGAAAACCTAGTAGTCTTTGCCATGACCGACTACCTACATTTTAGTTTGTGGGCAGGCGGATTGTATTTTGGTCTTAGGGGCAATTGGGCAGTGGCAGTAGATAAAAAGTGAATATAATCAAATATGAGGATCACCCGCTTTGGAAAACTGCTCAATTGATTAAAGAACATTTTGGAGTTGATGCATGAGTTTATCCGTAATGTCTGATGGAATAAACCCGATGCTAAGGTAGAAGTATGCCGATGAACAAACCTATGAAATTTAGTTCAGATGTAGATATAGATTTTGGAAATAGAGAAGATATACTAGCACATATCAAGCATGTTCCTGCCGCTATGCGAGAAGTTAATCCCATACGAAAACACTCAACTGGGATCTATGTAACAGATATACCCTATGATCCTATCAATGACATGGCTTCAATAGATTATAAAAAAGCAGAAGATAGAGGTTATCTAAAATTAGATTTTCTTAATGTTCATGTTTACAATAAAGTAAAAAGTGAAGAGCATTTAATTGAATTAATGAAAGAACCTGATTGGTCTAAGTTAAAGGATAAAGTTTTTGTAGAACAGTTAATTCATTTGAATAATCATTATAACTCAATACAAAAGATGCCTGAACCCATTAACAGTATACCTAGACTAGCTATGTTTCTAGCTGTTATTAGACCTGCTAAAAAACATTTGATTGGTAAAACTTGGAATGAAATCGCAAAAACTGTATGGGATAAGGGAGATGATGGATACCACTTTAAAAAGGCTCATGCCATTTCCTATTCATGGCTTGTCGCGGTACATATGAATTTATTAGGGTAATCTTTTTACTAGTGTAATACTACGTTTTTTGGATCTACGTTTATGCAGTTCAGCCAAACTACATACAGGACCGTGAATTATAATTAAATTTTTATTTGTAAAGGTTCTTAAAAAAGGTCTAAACATAGACCACTCTTCTTTTAAAAATAAGTTAATAGGTATTAATCTATTGCTTTCCCACCACCACGTTTCGCCTAACTTTAAAAAAGTATTTTTTGCTTCTAAATCAATGATTGCACCATAGTCATATATAGTGGTAACTGAGTCATCACGATTTTGGACTATACCAACATAGTCTTGGTCGGCGTAGGAGCACACTGTAATAAAAGGGTGATGCTCGGTTAATTTAGTAAAAAAATCTTTTTGAACCATACAGAATATTTACTCGAGGTTGCCCGAATTAATAATTAAATATATAGAGACTAAATACTAGAAGGAGCTCAAATTTGTGTACACAACAGCAGTATTTCTCTATACACAGCGACAAATTGTTGTTTTACTATCAGGATATTCACCGAGGAGATATATGCCCGTATACTCAAAACCCCTAACTCTTAACAGAGGTGTAGATAATCAAATTCAGTTTCAGTTTTTGAACCAAGAACAGAAACCCGTGGATATAACAGGTAAGCAAATTACGTGTAGAATTATTAATTACGAAGGTAATGTAACACTGTTACAAAAGAGTCTTACTTTACAATTGCCCGCTACAGGTATAGCGGCTCTAGAAGTAAGTGCGGCTGAACTAGTACCCATTGATCCACAAAAATGCTACTATTCATTAGAAATACCAGTTGGTGCTTTTAATTATCCTGTTTTTGTAGATCAAAATGCAGGTGCTAGGGGCGATATGTATATCGTTAACTCAATATTACCGAACTTTGTACCATCAATTGAAGTTAGTATTCCAACTGGACAAGCATTCCCCAACAACAATCCAAATCAAAATTCTCAACCTGATGTTACTTATTATTCTAGTGTGATTGAAAGTAGTGATAGTTCAATACTTACCTTCCAAGTTAAGCTATCAGAATATTATGGGAATGTTGACATTCAAGGATCTACTATAGTAGATGGAGATTGGTACCCCATTACTAGTAATACCTATGATGATACCACGGATACAATTGGATATACCATTAATGGATTCCATCCTTTTGTAAGGATAGGGTTCACTAGTAACGCCGGCGCTATAACCAATATATTATCTCGCTAGTTCTCCGTTGTAGTTGTTTACCTACTGAATTTATGTTATAATATAGGGATGTTTGATATCCTATCTATTATTCCAGGTAAAAAAAAGAATACCCAATCGGGTTGGATTTCTTTTAATGGTATTTGTTGTGGGTACAGAGGGCATAAACCTGATCAGAGGATGCGGGGTGGCATCAAGTTTGACGGAGATAATGCATGGACCATGCATTGTTTTAACTGTCAATTTAAGTGTGGGTTTATCCTAGGTAAAAGTATTTCGCTAAAGACCAGACAGTTGTTACAATGGTGTGGAATCGAAGATGCTCAAATAACAAAGTGGAGCTTAGAAAGTCTACAACATAAAGACCTGTTAGATTACGTGCGAGTAAAAAAACAAAAAAGTAAAATAAAATTTCAAGACCATAAGCTTCCTAAAGGAGAATTAATTGATGTTAATAATCCTCAACACTCAGTATTTGCAGAGTATTTGTTAAAGAGGGGTATCGATCCCGATAGTTATCCATTTTTAATTACCCCTCATGAAAAAGGTAGAAATGGTAATCGTATCATAATTCCATATACTTATAAAAATAAAATAGTTGGTCATACTAGTAGATTTTTGGATAATAAAATCCCCAAATATATCAATGAGCAACAACCAGGCTATGTTTTTAACATTGATAGTCAAAAGCCTGATTGGCAAGTGTGTATTGTTACTGAGGGTATCTTTGATGCACTAAGTATAGATGGGGCAGCAGTAATGCATAATGACATTAATAATGACCAAGCAACATTGTTGGGATCATTAAATAAGCCAATCATACTAGTTCCTGATAGAGATAATACAGGACTAGCATTATGTGATAAAGCATTAGAGTTAGGATATAAAATTAGTTTACCAAATTGGGATCTAGATGTTAAAGATGTAAATGATGCAGTAGTTAAGTATGGAAAATTACCAACATTGTTAAGTATATTACAGGCAGCAACTAGTAGTAAAATTAAGATAGAATTACAGAGGAAGAAAATTGCTAAAGGAATATAATAAAGACGTTCAGTTGCTATTCTTACAAATGATGCTAACCAATGCAGAATTGTATACTAGAGTAATGAACATAATGAACTCGGATAACTTTGATAGGTCGATTAGGCCAGTTGCCGAATTTATTAAAGATTATAGCACTAAGTATAGCTTATTGCCCGATATTACTCAAATCAAAGCAACTACTGGTATTGACATTGAATTAATTGAAGATTTTAGTGATAAACATACCGAATGGTTTCTTGCAGAATTTGAATCATTTACTAAACGTCAAGAATTAGAACGTGCGATTTTGAAGTCAGCCGATTTGTTGGAAAAAGGTGATTTTGGGCCAGTTGAAAAATTAATTAAAGATGCGGTTCAAATCAGCTTACAACGTGATATGGGTACTGATTACTTTGCAGATCCCAAAGGACGTATTAACAAATATTTCAATGCTGGTGGACAACAAAGCACTGGCTGGCCTCAACTTGATAAACTTCTATATGGTGGGTTTAGTAGGGGAGAATTGAATATTTTCGCAGGTGGATCAGGTTCAGGTAAGTCATTAGTAATGATGAACATTGCACTAAATTGGTTGCAAATGGGATTAAGTGGTGTTTACATATCATTAGAACTTTCAGAAGAGTTGACTTCACTCAGAACCGATGCAATGTTAACTAGTATGAGTACTAGAGATATTCGTAAAGATATTGATTCTACTGAACTCAGAGTTAAAATGGCTGGTAAAAAAGCTGGTCAATATAGAGTTAAAGGTCTTCCAGCGCAAAGCAATGTCAATGATATTCGTAGTTATTTAAAAGAAGTACAAATTCAAACAGGTATGCGTGTAGACTTTGTTATGATTGACTATTTGGATTTAGTTATGCCTGTATCTGTTAAAGTCAATCCCAACGATCAGTTTATCAAAGACAAATATGTATCGGAAGAATTGCGTAACTTGGCAAAAGAGTTGGGTATTCTTATGGTAACGGCAAGTCAATTGAATAGGTCGGCAGTAGAAGAAATTGAATTTGACCATAGTCATATTGCAGGTGGTATCAGTAAGATTAATACAGCGGATAACGTGTTTGGTATTTTTACAAGTCGCAGTATGCGTGAACGTGGACAATATCAGATTCAGTGTATGAAAAGTCGTAGTAG